TCAGCCTTGAAGCCGGCCGAAGCAAGCACGCCAAGCGATGTGATCGTGTCGTCGAGGGAGGCTCCAATCGCCTGCGATGCACCGCCGGTCTTAATGAGCGCTTCCATGAGCATTTCTGCCGTAGTGTTGGCGTTGTTGTTCGTCGCTACAAGCTTATCCATGTATACGTCAAGGTCTTTGATGGATAATCCGAGCGCTCCCATGGAATCTGTCACAAGGTCTGATGTCGTCTGAAGGTCTGCCTGTGTCGCTTCTGCAAGCCTCAGTATTGGAAGGAGCGCTTTAGTCGAATCGCTTACACTCCATCCGGCAAGCGCCATATATCCAAGTGCCTCGGCGGACTGCGTGGCAGTCATCGTGGTCGTCCGTCCGGCATACCTTGCCGCTTCTTCCATGGCGGCTTCCTGCTGTGCTGTCGCATTAGCAATAGCTGCGGTATTTGCCATTGCAGACTCAAATTCTTTATAAGTCTGCTGGGCGTTCGCAACAAAAGCGAGGGCGGCCCCGCCTGCTGCCGCGAGGCCTCCGATTATCGCCTTTGTTGCCTTGGATGTGATGTTTGATATTGTATTGATCCCGTAGGTCGCTCCGGCGATGCTCCTGTTGAATGAGGCGTCTGTCCTGCCGCCTATGACCATTTCGAGAAGGTATGATGCGTTTGCCATTACTTCTTGTCCCTGGCTCTATCGCTCTCCACTATATCCTGAACAATATCGAGAAAATCCCTTACTGGCATCCCTCTGAGATATTCGATTGACGTCGAAAGCCTCATGGATACCTGTACCGTGAGCCTTTTGAGGTTGTCTGTAAGCTCCTCGCTGGCCCCCATTACAATAAAAAATACAGGCCTACAACCGCCATAATCTGGGAAAAGTCCTTTGCTTTCATTCTGTTGAAAAACTCTGCCGGCTTATTGAGCGCCTTCATGACCAAAATCTCGACGTACTGGGTGTCTGTATACCGGGTGGTGGGAATCGCTCTGTGCAGACTCGTAAAGATTTTGTCTATGCCCATCAGATCAATGGTTGTAAGGTCTTGTATTGGTGAAAGGTCGAGTTCGTTGAACTCCTCGCCTTCGAATATGTATGGTTCCGGAAAATGTACGGTGAACTGTAATTTCTTGACTACCTCTTTGATGTCTTCTATTTCGGGGTTTGCGTTTTTTATGGCCGCCGCCTCTATCTCCGCATCCTCCGCGCTCAAGCCTGCCTCTACGGGCAGCTCTTCTTTCTGCTCTTCTTTTTTGCTCATTCTCTCTTCTCCTCCTTTGAGCGACCCGGAGGGTTTTGACGCCCTCCGGATCTATGAACAAGTTGGCTTTTAAATCAAGTCGTTGATGCCGGTCACTACATCCTGCCCGTTGATCTGGCACTTTCCATTCAACTTATCAAACTCCGCCACAACCTCGTCATCGATCACATCCTTGTAGTATGTGACCTCCTTTGTGATTGAAGGATTTCCGAAGCCGCCCTTTTTAAGGGAGCCGAAGTTGATGCTCTTCGTCATGCCTTTTACGGTGATGACGCGCCCCTTATAAGACTTTGAACCGTTCTCTGCGTTGATGAACTCCTGCGCTGCCCTCATGATGATGGGTGCGCCGTCGTTTGCCACGAGCTCCATATTCTGCTTTGAAATGTTTGAGAAAGGTATCTCTATCGTGACGCTCTGGATCTGTCCTGCTGTGGGGCTGTCGATCTCGCCCGCCATGCCGGCCAGATTGAGGGTTTCGCTCATGTACTGCATTGACGGGAGCGTCACCTCATCGGTTACGCCCCTGAGCCTCGCGGTATCAGCCACCTCGCCCTGATAGAGGTTGAAATTATTTATCTTGTCCGGAATGTCATAGTTTGTCGTTGCCATCTTTACTCACCTCCTTCGAAGGCTGCTTCAAGTATCGAACTGTCCCAGGTGAAGGCATTCTCGATATACACGATCGGCGTGAAGTCTGCATAGCGCGTATGGAACTTGAACCTACCTTCGAGGATCTCTGACATAGGATTCTCGGTGCTATTAAATAGCACCTCTGCTCCGGCGAGCGTCGTCCCGTTAAGGGCGTTGAGCGCGATATTGTAGTTTGACACTACGGACTGAATGCGCTTTACGCTTCCGGTGCGGCCGACGCTTGAAAGGTACTCCGTCTTGAACCTGTCTTCGAGGTAATTTGATACCATGACGCACTTGATGAAGCGGTCGTTAGGATCCGTGTCTTCCGGATATGCCGCTGTGTTTCCGCCCCAGAACTTCCATCCTGCGATATAAACGCAAGAGTTGATGCCGTAAGCATTGAGGTAATCGTTTACCTCCTTGGTGGTCATGTGGAGCTCCGACCCGTCCGCAAGGCATACCGCCTGTATCCTTGCGAGCCTGTTGTCGGGGCTGTCGGCGGGAACGCCGTTGTTTTCAACGCAAATGCTCTGAAGGAGTGTAGCGACGACCGTAGACATAGAGAACTTTCTCCCGTCCACCTTGACCATCGGCCAACAAGGCACTACCCACCTTGTTGAAAGCGCCATGGCCTGCTTTTTCGCATAGACGTTTTCATAATTCGTTGTCTCTGCTGACTCGATATCCACTATGGCGATTCCGTTCGTGAGGTCTCCCGCAAGCTGTGCTTTTGCTTCCAGGGCTGCCGCAACGGCGGTATTCTCTGAAAACTTGGGGGCGAGAAGGATGAAGGGGATGAGCCCGGTAGTGTTATAAACCTCATCCACAAGCTCTATGCCCGTCCTCACATTGTTCGCGCTGAGGCCGCCGATGATATCGGCTGCTGTCACCCCTGAAGGGTTGAGCTTTGCATAAGCAAGCTTCAGCTTTGTCGCTCCTGCAAGCGCCCCGTCTGAGGTAGGCGCTATCACAAGATTTCCTTCGCTGTCTATGGACTTGAGGTAATTGATCGTTGTTACGCCCTCTACGGTCACGCTCTCAGGAACTGTGGTATCATCGGTCTTCGTGATGACCACGGAAGAAAGGATGATCCCCTCTACCGCCTCAATCACCTTTCCGTCAACGATATCCTTTTCCGCTGCCGCTACTGCCGTTTTGTGTGCAAGCACGGAGGGATCAAGGACGTTGATGCAGATGATCGGGCCGACAGCGAACTTCTTGAACGCCATATAGGCTGCCTGCGAAAGGGTGTAGCTCTCGTAGTCGCTTGTCTTGCCGAAATTGCTCTCAAACTCTGCCATGCTGTAGCAGGCAATAGGCTTATTGACCGCTTTGGAAGGGTCGGCGAGCGTGTTCACGGGAGCCGTACCTATGATGCACTGGATCCCGTACTGTGCCACTGCGGGATCGACGTTGATCGAGGTATCCCTTGTGGTAGCTATGCCGTGACGATAGTTTGGCATTTTGAACCTCCTTTAAACTGTTAGTGCTTCTTCGAGCTGACCGTACGCAAGAGCCAGAAGGGATCCGGGCGTATTGAGCTCTTTTTTCTTTGTTGCTATCTCTTCAAGATCCACAAAAAGATATTTGGAGGCGGGAAGGATTGACCCGACCCTCTCCTTGATTTCCTTGGGATCGTAGTTGAAGATCTGGTTTTTCCGGGCGACGCCTTTAATCGCGGGCCCCAGATACATGACGAACTTTTTCACAAAAATTCCTCCGTTCCCTCTGCTACTTGAACATCTCTGATTAGCCAGTGTGTGATCAGTGCGCCTTCATAGAAATTCGGGTAGTTCTCTTGATTGAACCTCTTGGCCTTCTTGTGTCTGTCGAGTTCTGCCCCGTCTATCTTCGCAAGCCTCAGAAGCTTCCAGAGGTTGTTCATGATGTTTGCGATGACGAGGTTCCCCTGATGCTCATTCTCGTAAAGCTCTATCCCGACTATGAATTGAATTTCTACATCCCAGTCCTCGGTCGAGCTGTTTCCGTCTTCGTCGTTCAGGATGATGATGATGTAGTTTTCTTCCTCTTCGTCGTTCTCGTCTGTCTTAAAGGGCTTGTCCTGGATGTAGACATTGAAGGCCGTCCAGGAGGGCATTGTTACCTCTCCGGTCTCCTCGTCCGTCTCCGCCTTTTCCGCCGAAGGAAATTGAAGCCCTTTTTCTTTGAGGAATGTCTTGACCCGTCTGCAAAGCTCTCTTTGAAGTTCGAGATCTGTCATATTCGTCATGATGTGTACCCTTTCAGCAGAGCGTCAATTTCGTGCTTGATACGTTTTTCGAGAGTCGCCATGGTCTGCGCCTCTATCTTGTCCATCACGCCCGGCTGCTTAATGCCTTGCGACATCGCCGGTCCCGCAAGTCCCATGATCGGAAATCTACTCTTGCTCGTTCTCACAAAGAGGGCTTTCTTTCCCTTCTTTGTGCCGGTTTGCACAAACGGCTTCTGCGCTCCGCGATTCAAAGCTTCATTCGCCGCCCCTCTTAATGCATGGGACTTATAAAATTTAGGCTTTGGTGAGCTTCCCACGTGGGCATATTGGGGGGTTACGGTCAGCCTTCTTCCCTTCCACTTGTAGATGTTCGTGTATGGAGAGTTGTAAGTAAGCACCGCATAGGGCTTTGTGGCTGAGGCCCTTTGATGCTTAAACGCTTTCCTGCCATCATCGCCCTCTTCGATGTACTTCTGGTTAATCTCGTAGTGCTTTGCGGTTTCCTGTTTTACGATCTTCCTCGCCGGCGAGATGGCGCGATTGACGGCTCTGGCGATAATATAGTTTCTTCTGTTCTTCAGTGCTCCGAGCTTGTATTCGATTTCATCCAGTTCTTTTTGGTCGAACCGGATATAGATCCCGCCTTCTGTGCTGGTCGCCTGCATGTCACACCCCGTTTCTGACCAAATAGAGGATGTATACTCCCTCGACATGATCCACGTCGTCTACAAAGTAGTTCTGCCCGTCGAATTTTATCGTTGCGTGGGGCGTGATCTTTCTCTTGAGATCCCTGTCGCGGATGTATATCTTCTGTTCGTATTTCACTATGTCGTGTTCCTTGGGGTTCAATGTCGATTTCATCAAACCATAGGACATCCTCGCCTGCTCAGTATCATTCCTTGTTACTACGACGTTGTAGGCCTTCCCGTCTATGGTGTGTTCGGAGGCAAACTCGTCCATGTTGAAAAACACGACATCAAGGTCGTCCGCGTAGGCTTCCTTGAAGTTCATTTCGCGCCTCCGCGCTTTTTCTTCCTGGACTCCTGCTGCCCGTCCTTTGCTTCTTTTTCGATTGCGTCCTTTTCGGGGCTTTCTGCGTCAGGTTGCACCGGTGCAACCGGCTCTTTTTTGTCGGGTTTGAGTGTGATGTAACCCTCTGCGGTCATCCTTTCGACATCCGAAGGAGCCAGCCCGTCAACTTTCTCGCCGGCCTTGAAGATCCCCATCGGGGTTATGATGGTAAGATTTGCGATATACATCCCTTACCTCCTTTTTGCAGCAGCCTTTTTCTTTGCTTTGGACTCTTCTTCATCCGGATTATCCTCCGGTATGCCGTCCGGTATATCTTCGTCGGCGGTGTCCCCGGAAGGTTCTTCCTCCTTCCGGGGTACTTCTTCGACATATTCCGCAACGCCAGCTTCGACAAGCTGCGCTTCCTGCGCCGCGCCTGTCTGTTCGTCATAGTCAAGGATCTCGAATGGACCGTCTTTCCGGGTTACAAGGTGTGTGATCCCGTTTGCCCCTCTAAGGGAATAGGATCCTCTTGTCATCCTTACCATTGCGAGGCCTCCTTATGTGGTTACCTGCGAATATACCCAGCTATTGATGATGCCAGGATACGCGAGAGGCCTTGACTGAAGAGCGATCTCCTTGATGCTGTCCTGGCGATTCACGGTAACGTGAGGAACTCTGGCGCCCTCGTATGTGGTAAGCTCTGTCGAGCCTTCCTCATACTGGCTGATAGCGCCGTGTGCGGTCTTGCCGATATTCTTAGCCGTGACCACACATCCTTCGGCCGGGATATAATAAGTCATGGTGCCTGTGGAATCGTCCATGTACTGCGCCGTGTATGAGTAGATATCTACCTCATGACCGTTCGCATTGATGCGTCCGATGAAGGTCGCTCCGTTCGGAAGCTCTCTCGGATTCATCTCATTTGCAACGATGAAACGCCTGTTGTCGAGAAGATCTAAAACAAGCGCGTTGCGAAGGAATGCCTTTGTCGCGTCAGCTCCGAGGATCACATCCGTCGCTGCAAGTCCGCGCTTTGTGAGAATCTCGCACATATCAGATATGTCGGTGATGGGGTCTGAACCGGACGCATCCCACTTCGTGCCGATGGTGTGAACAGCCTGGTTGGAGTTGTTGCCCTCGCCGTAGAAGTTCACGCTCCATGGCTGCTTAACGGATGAATATCCGTTGAGATACTGGTCGATGGTATACGTATTGTTCACAAAGAGCTGAGCGCACATCCATTCCTCTCTCCTGGTGATCATCTTGTCGAGCTCATCAAGATCCTTCGCAAGAAGAGCTGCTTCCCTCTGCTCCGGAGTCTTAGAAGATACTAATGACTCATTGAACACCCTGCGATTCGCCTGAGATGCTGTAAGGGTCCTCTTGACCGCAAGCATGGGAGCGGTAAGCTCCTTTGACGCAAATCCAGTACGCTGAACATTCATTGCGCCCGCCTTCATGCCGGGGGCGAGTTTCTCGGATCCCTCATCCTCATAGTCGATGATCATCGACTCTGATGCGAACGTTGCGCCGTTCGGGAAATACGTATCCCTCAAGAAGGATCTTGTGGGCTTCTGACTCTTCATGCCCTGAAGTATGGTTGTTGTCGAATATAGATTCATTTCTTGACCTCCTTACGCTGTGATCCCGTTGGTCAGGTAGATGCCCGCATCTTTGAGCGACTTCTTCCCGGCCTCGGAAAGCGTCACGCCCTCTTCGAGCTTCAGCCCCTGAATGATGAAATCTCCCGACACATATACGGGAGCTGTGACGGCTTCGGTCCCGGCAGGCACATCCTCTGCAAGGATCACCTCTGCATTGTCGATCGTGGTTTTCGATACAGGTGAGAACACTCCGTCGGCGCCTGCGAGAAGCGCCCCTCTTTCAAGTGTCTTCCCCTCAAGCGGAGTAACCGTCTTATGCTCAAGCCTTATGGTGTTGGGGCTCGCGATAAGGAAATCGGTTACGGGATAACTAAGCGTTGTTGCCATGTTGACCTCCTTTACTGTTCCTGATTTTTAAAGGCGTTTGCTAAGAGAGCCGCGCCTTCCTTTTCTTCCTGCTCTTTGGGATCGTTCTCTCCGGCTTTGATGTTTCCTATGCCGACTTCATCTACTCCGGATTCTTTCGAATCCTTGATCGCCTCCTGCATATAAGCTGCGGCGATCTGCTTCCCTTCAACAAGCGCCTGATACGCAAGGCTCTTTCCGTCCGTAGGCTCCTCATACTTTGCCTTTGCAAGCATTTCAGAAGGAACGGAGTTTGCGATGTCATCGAGGGATTTCATTCTATCCCTTTCCTCGCTTACTCCTGCCTCCTTGGCGGATGCAAGCCGCGAATCAAGCTCTGCCTGTGCATCGGGATTTTCTTTGAGAAATTCCTCAAGTGTCATGGCTTCTGCTCCTTTCTTTTGAGCTGCTGGGTTATCAGAAACGGGTAATTCCGTTGTCTGTGTGATTTTTGCGAGGGCGTTTTCGCTACCCCCTGCCTCTTCTATGAACTTTTTCACGGCCATCAGTGATGCTATGTTCTCTTCCGGTATTTGAGGCGTAAGCCCTGCTGCCGCTGCCGTGATGTCAAACTGCTTTTCATCTTTGCCGCTTATGTAACCGTCAGCGAAACGAAGCTCTATAGCTTTCTGCGGGCTCATGTATGTTGATTTATCCATGAGGCTTTGAAGCTTTTCCCTCGAAAGCCCGGTCTTCAGTTCATAGGCATTGATTATTCCGTCATTCAACGCCCTTAAAGCCTGTCCCTCTTCGTTCATTGCCCGGTAGTCACCTTCTGCGGCTCCCTGAGTGTTGTGGATCATGTAGACCCCGGCTTCAGATATCAGGACTTCATCGCAGGCGCAGGCTATGAGTGTTGCGGCGCTGCAAGCCCATGTTATATGGGCTGTGACCTTT